ACCAGCCCTGCAATCGCGCGACCTGGAGCGCGGTGTCGGCGTCGAGCCAGATGCCCTCGATTCGTTCCGTGGTCCGCTTCGTCTCCTCGATGATGCTGGCTTCCGACGTTGCGTTGTTGTTGCGGAACACGCGCAGGCGTTCGTTCTCTGCCGCGATCTGCGCGTCCCTCGTCTTCTCGATGCGGACGCGCTCCACGTCGGTGATGTCGGCAATGTTCTGCATCCGCTCCTGCGGCGTGCGCGGGCGCCGCGCGTAGAGATAGCCGCCCTCAAGCGTGGCCGTCCGGTTGATCCGCAGAAGCTCCATCTGGATGGACTCCTCCATCAGTTGCTTCCGCTCCTCCAGAATGATCCCGTTGGTTTCGCGTTCGCCCTCGACGCGGATGCGCTTCTCCTCGTTCTTCCGGAACTCCGCGAGTTTCAGGATGTCGGCGTTCGCGGCGTCCGCGTATCTCTGCTGCTCCTGGCGGATCTGCTCTTCGGACTTCCGCGCCTTCCGGCCCGCTTCCCTGATGCCCTTGAGTTGGAGATCCCCGACGCGCTTGATCTCTTCTTCCTTCGCGGCGACGTTGGTCCGCATCTCCTCGACGTTGGCTTCGGTTCGGAGCCTCACCAGTTCGCGTTGACCGGCGAAGGTGTGATCGCGCAACTTCTCCATTTCGGCAATCGCGGTTTGCCGTTGCGCCTTGGCGATATCCTCGTTGAGCTTGGCCTGCTCCCGGCGCGACTCCTCCTCGCGTTTCGTCACCTCCGTATTGACATCCAGCCAGAGGGCCTTGCGGTAGATCGCGATGGCCTGATCGTTGCCCTTGACCTTGCGGAAGTACTGCTCGTAATCGCTGGTCAACGCGGATATCGTCTCCTGGCCCGCTTTCCGGTTGCGGACTTGCGCCTCTTCCAAGACGGTCATCGCCTGCTCGACTTGCCGCTTCATCTCCTCGACATCGACCTTCGGCAGGCCCGCTTTCAGCCGCGCGATCTCCTCCGGTGTCGCGGGACCATAGCCCGCCCCGGCGGCTTTCTGCTGCGCTTCGGCTTTGGCCCTGCTGCTCGACAGGTATTGGAGAACGGCGCCGCCCAGCAATCCGACGACGATGGCGATGAGGCCGACCGGCCCGCCGACCAGCCCCAGCAATCCGGCCAGCGCGGCGCGGACGCCGGTCGCCGCGACCACTTCGGTCGCCACGCCGGTCGCCGCTCCAGCCGCCGCCGCCGCGCCTGCTCCCGCCACGGCGCCCCCGGCTTTGCCCAGAGCCGTCTGCGCGACCTTCTGCGCCGCTACCGTCGCCGCTGCATTCGCCGCCGCTTCCGTCGCGATCTTGGCCGCTTCCTTCGCCGCCGCATTTGCAGCCGCCCTGCGGGCCATCGCGCCTGCCAGAGCCTCGCCTGCAAGCCCGCCCGCGACCGATGTCGCCACTTCCTTTGCGACCGCTTTGGCGGTTTCCTTTGCCGCCGCTTTCGCCGCCGTCGCCGCCGCCGCTCTCGCCGCCGCTTCGGTGGCCGCTTTGGTCGCCGTCTCTACCGCCGCCTCTGCGCTCCGTCTCGCGACCGCCGACGTAGCAGCCGCCGCCGCGCCGCCGAGGCCCAGCGTGCCACGGGCGCCCGCCGCCGCCGCTCCTGCCCCTGCCGCCGCCGCGCCTGCGCCCGCGCCTTTCAGGAGTCCGCCGATGCTCCTCCAGGCGCCGAAGCCGGTCGTCACGACGGAGATCGCCAGACCCAGCGCGATGATCGCGCCGGTAAGCCCGCCGATCAGAACGGTGATGTCTTTGATCGGCCCCGGCAGTCGGTCGAAGATGTCGAGAAGCCTCCCGAACATGTTGACCAGACTCGACGCGAAGTCGAGGAGCTTGATGAACGACGGCCCCAGCTTCTTGTCGAGGTCGGCGGCGGTATTGATCACCTGATTCTGGAGCCGGTTCGACGCCGCTTCGACGGACACCAGCGCGTCCTTCGCCGCCGCGCCGTTGGTCTTCACCGAGAGCATCGCCAGCGCGTACCGGACGAACGCTTCAGGGTCCATCTGCCGCGCCGACGATTTCAGTTCGGCCAGCGTCTTGCCGAGGCCCTCCGCTGCTTCCTGCGGGAGGTTCATCTTCACGCTGGCGAAGATCGCCTGGATGCTCTTGGCGGTAGGGTTGAACGATGCGCCGACCTTGGACAGGGCTTCGGTGAAAGCTTCCATGCTATCGACGCCTTTGATGCCGTATGCGGCGGTGATGTCGAGGACGTACTGCATGTTCTTGGCGAGATCCTTCGCCGGGATGCCCGCCGCTTGCATCGAGAACGACATTCTGGCGAGTTGGTCTTGGAGCACACCGGCCCGCTCCGCTAGGGCCTTCAACTCCTCCAACTGATCGCTCAATCCGGCGCGGGAGAACTGGCGCACGATCCGGTTCCACTCCTCGCCCATGCCGATCAGTTGCTGGAAGCCTCGCGCGACTCCCAGCGCGGCGACGGCGCGGGCCAGCTTCGCCATCTCGTCGGCGGTGTCATGCACCGACACGTTGACCGACTGCATCCCCTTCGCGGCCTGCTTGGTGGCCTTCTCAGAGGTCGAGCCTACGTTCGCGAGTTTTTGGTTGAGAGCATCGATGTCCCGGCCCGCTTCCTCTCCCTGGAATTGGACCTGGATGTAAATGCGATTCGTCGCCATTATCGGCCCCGATGCTGCGACTGCTTACGGACTTCTTCGGCCTGGAAGGCTTCCCGCTCTTCAGCCAATTGGCGCAGGAGCAGGAAGGCGTGGTACGGAATCTGATTGAGCGTCACGGCTACTCCCGTCTGCATCGCGAAGTCGAGGTCGATCACCGATTGCAGGAGCAAGCCCCCAGGAGACTCCAAATAGTTGTGGAGGAGCAGCGAAGGGCAACCCTCGCATGGCAACGCGGAAGGCCCTGCGTCTGGCTCCTCTGTCAGGACGTAGGGGCAATGTTGCGGCGTCGGGCAGAGGTCTTTCTGCCGTAGCAGCCGGTTGATGATGAATCGGGGCGAAGGACATTCCGGCCATTCCCCGCCGGTTAAAAATTTGTGTCATCCCTCTTCGGCCCCAAGTTCTGGTCGATCACGTCCACCACTGACCGCGCGACGGCGTCCTTATGCACGCCGGGAATCCCGTTCGCGTAGTCGGACGATCTACCGCCGCACTGGTCGTAGAGCCGCGCCCCGGCGTCGGGCGCGACCCTCAGTTCTTGCTGGTTGAAGGGCAGATCGAGCAGCCGGAAACCGGCGCGTCGGAACGAGAGCACCTGATCGGCGGTCGGGATCTTCATGCGGTGGCGCACGCTCCCGACGACCGTCATCATCTCGACTTCGGCTTCCTCTCCTTCGATCTGCACGTTGAACACGTCGGCGGTCGAGATGGTCGTCAGCACTTGCGCGGCTTCGGCTGGCGTCATCTCCGGAGCGCCGTTGAGAGCGATGGCCTTGTACAGCTTCACGTCGGCCTCGCCCGGTTCGGGCGGAACAGTCTCTGAGACGCCGCGCCCCAGCCGCCGGATGATGATCTTGCGCGACCGGGCGCGGGCGCTCCATTCCTCGTCGGTCGGGAAGCGCACCGCGATGGTCTGCGGCGCTCCTCCCGTCGAGGCGACTTGCGCCGGGAATGCGTATTCTGCTTGGCTATCGAATTTCATCTAGACCCTCGTCGTGACCAGCCACGCCAGCGTGAGCAACGCCAGCCCAGCGGCCACCCAATTGATCGACCTGTTTGCGGGCCACTGCGCGTTGACCGTTCCGATCAGGAACATCAACAGGCCCAGGATCACCAGGACGCTTACGAGCATGACCTCCTCCTTTTAGGTGAGTCCGAGAATTCCGGACTTCTCCGTGGTCGCGGAGAGCGTCACGTAGTCGCCGGTCGGCGGCTTGAGGGGAGTCACGACGCAATCCACGGTGACGATGCCATCGGATTCGCCGTTGACGACGGCGGTAAAGACGGCGCGAGGGAAGTTGACGCTGAAGCCGTGCTTGGCGGGACCGGCGCCGATGGTCGCGCCGGTCGTGCTGATGGTGACCGACCCTTCGTTCCCCGGCGCGGGCGTCATCAGCAGAGCGTATTCGGGAGAGCCTTTCAGAGCGCGGGCGACGAAGCGCAACGACACCTCGCGGGAGCCGTACTCCATGCGCCCTCTGATCGCGTATCCGTTCTGCGTTCCGGAGCCGGGATAGAGTCCGGACGGCAGGCGCACGTTGTTCGCCCAGCGAAGCTCCGCAGAGATGAACGACGCCGACATCACGTAGTCGATCCCCAGGATGCTGATGGTCGCGCTGGCCGCATTGAGGAAGTGTTCCGGCTCGATGGCGGGCCACGGTGTGATGCCGGATGGCGCGAGGGTCTTGCCGGTGCCGACCGTGTTCACGCTGACTCTGCAATTTGCGCGGCCAGGTCCCGACTCCATCGTCAGCGTCCAGTCGTTGACGACCATGCCGACCATCGCGCGGTCCACGACCGAATCCGGTTGCGGTCTGATCTGTTCGGCATACGTGAACGCCGGAAGGTTGAGACAGTTCACGACGGGATCGGACGGCACTGCGGTGTAGGTATTGCTGGCCTTGGTCGCCTTGCCGGTCGTGAAGCAGAAGAGCCATGCGAGGAATTCCGACGAGCAGAACTTCTCGATGGTGGCGGCGGTGTCGATGTTCGTCGGGAAGGTCTGCGTCGGGAACTCGTCGCCTTTGCCGATGTCGTCGGCGTCGGTTTCGTTGACCGGCGTCACCACGCCAAGGGCCGGGTTGGTCTTGGTGAGGGACCACATTTCCGCTGGCGTGTTCGGCGTCGGCAGATCGGCCTGCGCGACGAACCCGAAGGCAATCTTCGTCTCGCGGACGTTGGCAGGGCAGGAAGTGGGGCCTGCCAGCAGGCCGGGATCTACTGGCGGCGGCGTCACGTCGAGCGGCGCGACGGGCGCATTGTGCGCGGGCGGGCGCGGTGTAGCCATGTTATGCGTCTCCTGTTTCTTTGGTTTCGGTTTGGATCGTCCAGTAATCGATCTGTTCCGGATCGCTCACGCGCGTGAGCAGCATGACGCTGGTGGGATCGACGCCAGCCATCACCGGGCAGAAGTACCAGCGTTGCCCGTCGCCTGGATCGGGCACGCCGCGCATGATGTCATCGATGATCTTGAAGGTCGTCTGCCCTTTCTGCGGGCGCACGTAGAACTCGACGCGATGCAGCCAGCGGGCCATCTCGCCTTCGGTCTGAATCGATTCGACGGCGGCGACGACCACGGTTCCCGGCGCCATCGAGTACTTGGCGGATTCCAGGTTCTGACGAACGGGATTGCTATCGATGTACGCGATGATCGACGCCGGGACCGGCGGCTCGAGGTCCGCGACCAGCGGCTGGATGCGCCGCAGAGCGTCCACTATCGCGTTCGTCAGATCCGCCAGACTAACCATTGACCTGATACCAAGCGTTTTTCGCCAGAGCGCCGTAAGCGGTCTGCACGTCCCTGTAGAGCGCGGCCTGATCCGATCCGGAGAGGCCGATCATTTCCTCATGCAATTGCGCCTGCCTCGCGTGCTGCCGCGCCTCGCGCGAGGTGTTCTCCGCTCTGATCACGCCGTTGATGGCCTTCCGCAAGATGAAGTTCTTGAGCATGACGCCGGTCAGATTGTTGTCGCGGTAGGGCCGACCGACGTTGCGGACCTTCTTCTTGATGAACACGTACTTCTTGTTGAGCGGCTTGGCCTGTTGCCCGTTCGCGTTGATGTGTTTCTCCCAGCGGGCCTTCTGCTCCTTGACCATGCGGTTGCCGATCCTGGTCAGCTTCCCGTTGTCGAGGTTCGGCTTCTTGACGTGGCCGGTGCGCGGAACGTTGACCTTGACCATCAGGCCCCTCCTGACGGGTTTTGCAGCACGACGTTGGACGCGCCGTACTTGTAGGCGTCGACGCGCACGACCTCGTAGATTGAGCCGTTCGACGCCACCGTGTCGCCCACTGCGGGCGGCGCCGGGAGATGCCGGTTGAGCACCTGGATATGCGAGTAGCGCCCCGGCGAGACATCCTCGTCTTCGGCGCCCTCCTTCCACATGACGCTGATCGGCCATGCGTCGTCGGGATTGCCCGCGATGCGGTACTCGACATCGCGCCGGAACTCCGTCATCAGGGCTTCCCAGAGCATCGGAACGTGGACGGACGTGAAGCGGTCGACGCCCGAATCGAGGTCACCCGCCGCGCGAATTCCGGCCCTTGGCGACAAGCCGGAAAACGCGCTGGGTCGGGGATTGCCTGCGCGTCCCGCCGTGTTAGCGCGCGCCGACAAATGCGAGAAAGGCCCGATGAACGGGTTGGTGTAGCCCTTCGCCACTAGATCACCTTGGCTTTGAACGAAGCGTTGGGCCTGTACGGGACCAGGAGCGGCGCCGACTGCAACAGAATGAAGCGCACGCTGGGGTCAGGCTCCACCCACGACTTGACGTAATACGGCACGGCCTGGAGTCCCGCCTCTTCGTCGCGGATGGCGCCGTAGGCGCGGACGCCGTCGAGTTGCTGAGACGCCATGATCACCGAATCGATGGGGAGGATCGGCTTCTCAGTGCTATCGGCGGGATCGACGTACCACGACGCATAGACGTAGATGTCGAAGCCGTCGATGTTCCCGATGAAGGTCCCGCCCTCCGTCGAGCCAGCCGCGTTGAGCGAGAGCGTGGTGCTCGTCCCGCGCCGGATGTCGAGCCGCTCTTTGACATCGGCGTGATTGCGGAAGACCTTCCAGACGGCCAGCGGCATGATCACGTCGGTCATGTAAATGCCGGTCGATTGCAGCCCGATCTGCGCCCAGTCCTGTAGATCGTCCAGCGGATGCGATCCGGCGGCGCTCCAGAGCGTGGCGGCGGTGATGGTGTTTCCGGGGGCGCGTTGAAAGTCCACGATGGCCTGCGGGTACTTGTCGCCCACGATGGTCACCTTGCCGGTCGAGAGGATCTCGCCCGCCATGACCTCCTGGCGCCGTTGCAGCATGTTGACTTGGTCTTCCATGTCCATCGCGATCAGAGCGCGTTGCCGGTCCATCGGACTCATCGTGCCGCCCCAGTTCTCGCCTGCCGACCGCTTGAACGGGCGCAGCATGTCGAAGACTCTCTTGTCCTTGACATAAGCTGGCCGGAAGCTTCCCGTCCGGTATCCCGGCGAGGCCACGATCTGGCCTTCCACCAGGAACGAGACGAACGGCGAGATGCGCCGTGTGCCATCGACCACGTCGAAGTGGATCTCCTCGCTCTGTTCGCTTTGCACGGTCTGGAAGTAGCGTTCGAGCAGAAACTGTGTGCTTCCCTTCAGGCTCGTCACCACGCGATTGAGCGTGCCTGTGCTCCAGAGGTCCATGTGACTCTCCTACGCGGCGGGAGTTAGAGGTGAAGGGT